TGTCATTGTTATAAGGTCTATTTAAATAAAAATATCGGCTGTCGTAAGAATAAACTTGTATTTTATAAGTTGTTGCACTTGTAGTTGCAGGAGAATCTAAAATCTGATAACAAGCGTTATGGAGCTTATAGAAATCGTTATCACCATTTCCACAAGTTGCACCAAATGTACCAAGAAGTTGATTAGATAATGATACAGCAGTTGATGCACCGATGTGTGTTGAACCTCTATAAAGATTAATCAAACCATATAAATTTGCTTGCCCACCGTAACATAAATCTAATCTTATTAAAATTTTATTACTATTACTTGATGGAGTTATAGCAACGCTCATTCCAGTTACATCTGTAAATGAATTACTATTCATTGAAAAAGCGTCAGTTTTTAAAGTCTGCTTTACTTGAATTATTCCACCGTTTGAACCGCTTGGTAAACCCCCTGCTGGAACTATTGAATTGACTTTAAGTTGGCTCATAATTAACTAGGTTTTGGATAAGTGTCTTTTACTTCCTTAATCGCAGTGTACCACTCACCTGTTTGTGCGTCTGCACCAAACTTTCCAGCAGCTACATCACGAAACAGTTGATCTAACTGTTCTGAAATATTTGGATAGATTTTTGTACCATTAACTTTTCTGTCACTTTTATATTTTTCAGCAGCTAAATCTTTTGCTGCTTGGATTTCTTGCTCATCTCTCCAAGTTTCTTGTTCTGCCGTAAATGGAACTTTTACTCCATTAATAAGATAATGTCTTGCCATTAGCCTTTGAATCCATAAAGTGCATATTTGTACCTGTCAAATCCACCAGATTCGCTAGAGCCTGTTCCCATATAAATCTTGAAACCTGTGTGATTTACAGTACTACTATTATTATACGCACATCTACCACTCGATCCTCTATAGTTTGTTGATTCGTTGAACATAGCTGTTGACCAATGTGCAAAAGTACCGCCAGCACCAGTATTAAAGTCATCTCCTGATCTATTAAATGTTATATCCATAACACCATTAACGCCTTCACTGGCATCTGTTCCTCCAACTGTATGATTTATCCCAGCGTATGAATAATCTATTCGGCAAATTTGGGAACCAAGATCAGTGTTGTAAGAGTAATGATAATCAAAATTATAATTTGAAGTTGTATCGTCTGCCCCACTTGACCCGCCTGTTCTGAATCTTAAATTAAAGTAATATCCATCAACAGCATTATCAGGCAATAAAGCAAAAACAAGTTTGAATGATCTATAAGTAGAAACTGCTAAATCATCAAAAATTAAGGCAGCACCTAAATCAGTACCAGTGGCAGCTTGTAATTTAACAACGTCAGTATTCGCTCGAAAAGCACTTCCGTCTACGTTGGTAATAGCATTAACTTTTAATGTACTCATGGCTTGGGATTAGCGTCTTTAACAGCTTTGATGTGAGTTGCCCATGTGCCAGATGTTGTGACAGTTCCAGCTACTATATCCTTGTACAACATATCTAGCTGATCGCCTATAGAGGCATAGGTAGTCGAACCATTAGTAGTTCTATCTGTTTGATATTTTATTGCCGCAGCTTCAGCATCTAAAGTAGCTCTCGCACTATCAATCTTGCTTTGGTCAAGACCTACAGAGTCTCCATTTGCGTCAAAAGCACCAGCCGAATCATCAATAGAAACTACTGTTCCAGCGTATGCTTTATAAATTGCTTCGTGATCTAAACCCATAGTTAGTTTTTAATTAAATTATACACGGAAGTAATCATGCTGACACCTCCATTAATGTCATTGTGCTTATTGCTCTACCCCTATAGTTGTAATTATTATCACTGTCTGCGGCTGCTCTATTTAGATAAACTGGATAACTTGTACCACTTTCGCCAGCAAATTGAACTTTATAAGTTGTGGCACTTGTAGTTGCAGGGCTATCTAAGAAAGTAAAATGATAACTACCACAATGGTTTGTATTATAAATAGAACTTCCGTACATTCTAAAACCACATCTAGGTCTATTTCCATCCGCGTCACCTACAGCAATATCTGTGCTTCCTCTTAGGACTTTTCCAAGAATACTCCCTGCTTCTTGATGTGCAGCACCTACTCCAACCAATATCATTATCTTGCTACTGCTATTGGTCGGTGTAATAGTACAGTTAAAGCCAGATACATCTGTAAAAGCGTAAGCAGCAGCGTTATATGATTTTACATCAGTTATAACTGTTTGTTGTATTTGAACTATTCCACCACCACCGCCTGTTGGTACACCTGCAACTGGAATTATGCTGTTGACTTTTAATGTGCTCATAATTTAAACGACTGTCCAGGTTTCACCAGCACCAACTGTAACTGTTACCCCTGATTGTATAGTAATCGGACCAAAGCTGCCAGCATTTTGTCCATTAGTAATAGTATAACTTTGCGTTACTGTTTGGTCATTTTCCCAAAAAATATTGTCACTTCCAGCACCTTGAGCACCAGCACCAGCAGCAGCCCAACTTAACGTACCAGATGCGTCAGAGACAAGGGCGTAACCAGAAACAGCAGCATCGGTGGCTGGTAAAGTCCATACAACATTTGAAGATACTGTAGATGGGGACTGAAATCCTACATAATGACTACTATCAGCATCGGCAAAACGTAAATCATTCTGAGCCTGGAGCGTTAATCCGTTTGAGTCAAATATCATTCGCTCTGTGCCACTAGAAGAAAATCCCATTACATTTGCAGATTTTCTAAATAAACCTAAGTCTGTATCTGTATCAAAAGACAAAGCTGGAGTAGATGCACTACTAGAATCATCTATTAGCAACGGACCTGTCATAGTACCGCCAGCTTTAGATAATAAACCTAAGTTAGCCTGATCTATATTTCCTATTTCTGTAAAAGCACCATTACTTGAATTTCTTATTTTTAAAATATTTGTAGTGGTATTTAAAAATGGCATACCAGCTACGCATTGACTTGTAGCTAAGTCAGAAGATTTAGAATTACTCGATTGGATCGCAGCAAAAACATTATTAAGGTCAGTCCTTACATTCGCTCCAGAAGCATTTTCAATAGTGTAATTTGTTACGTCAGCCACAGTTAAATACTATTTTCTTCCATGTTAACCTCCTTTGCCGAAACCAACAGCACTGTAGGTAAAGTTCCTATCAATACTAGCATTACTTGAGTTTTTAAAGTGAACTGTAAAGCCAGTTCCAGATATACTACTGAGTTCAAAGTAATCACCAGTTGCCATGTTTTGCGGAGAAATATTAACAGATGGTAAAAAGTTGTTTAGATTTCCCAAGGCAGACGTTCCAACAAAAAATGCGTTTGTAAATGTAACCGCTTTTGCCCCTGCTCCAGATGCTATAACAGATGATTGTTCAGTTCTCGATGGCAAAGTTGCTGTATATCCTGCTTGTTGTAGATTCATATTTTGTGCCGTGTCTGCTGTGTCTAAAGTAATTCTAAATTGAAATCCTCTACCTTTAAATGTTCCATTTGCAAAATCATTAAACGATGTATAAGTAGGTGAACCACTAGGGTTATTAGTTGTGGTTCGCACAGCTATCTTCGCATTTGCATCATTCGCCACAGTTCCATCAAAATCTGTCCAAGTGTCTATATTATCTGTTCTATTATCAAACTCATCTCCTACATAAAAACCTTCTCCTTGAAAATGTCTTTTTAAAGTAAGTGAGAATGTACCACCAAGATCGAGAGTATCTACAAAATCATAAGTACCACTAGCATTAGTTGTTGGATCTGTAAGTTTTAATCCACCAAGAGATGAGTCGTATGCAACATTTGATTTTGTTCCGTTATAAGGTGTTGAATCTGTATCTTCTCTATCAGTTTTTACAATAATAGAATCAAGAATATCAACAATAGATAAGTTTACACTTGTTGCGTTAGTACTGAATCTACCGCCATCGTCTTGAAATTTAAGCAGATAAGTTCCTGGAAGAGCAGGAGCAATAACTTCTGTTGCATTTCCTGATACGGCTGTAATAATATCTTGGGCAGACTGAAAAGTAGCTGAACTTCCTGTTTGGTTTGTGTGTCTTACATAAACTCGACCACCATGCAGAACATCAATAGCAGTTGTCTGTGTAAATCTCAATCTTACAAATTGCTCGTTAATAGGCTCAATAGTTAATCCTGATACATCTTCTGGTAAAGCAGTTTTACCTTGAGCAGTAAAATTAGCTTCAGTTGGATTTGCAGATAACTGCAAAGAAGCGTTATATGAAAATACTTGAATTGTATAAGTATCGTCTACGGTATCTAGTAACTCGAAATCACTACTAAACACAACCTGAGAAACATAATTTCCATTTTGAACTTTGTAATTTACTAAATATTGAGTTACGCCTACTACTGGTTGCCAATCAACAATTAATTTACTTCTAGCAATATTATTAATAACAACTGTTTTTTCTGTAATTGTTAAGTTGCTTGGTGAAGATACAGGAGCATTTAAGACTGATATTGTTCTTGTTGGCAAGGCAGTTCCATCTTCAATAAACGCGTATTTTCCCTCTACATAAGATAAAGCTGTAATTGCATAATTAACTTCATCTTGTTCCTGAACTTGAATTACTCTGAATAATTGAGTCTGTAAAGTTGTACTAGATATTAAATAAGGTGCATTTGTACTTGGGGCAGAAGAAAAAGCAGAACTTACTGTTATTACTGCTCCTGTAATATCATTTATATCTTTAGATTCAACCGTTCCATCGGATAGGATAACGCTAATTGTTGGATTATCATTTAAAGCTGGCAATGTTGTTTGGTCTTTTGCATCAATAGTAATAGTAGTAGTTGTTGCAGATACAACACGACCACCTCTTCTAGCTCCCGCTCTCACTGGATCGTTTATTTCAATAACAGAACCAGGTCTTACAACAACTCCTGCATCTATTGAAGTTATAAAACTAATAGTTTCAGATTCATTTTGTTCAGCGAAGAGGATTGCACGGCCCAATCGTGCAGCTTGGTTGCGGGAGGTACACGCATACGCTTTTACCTGTTTTATTATTGTTCCTAATTTTGATATTGCTGTTGCATCTTCTACGACCTCAAAATCTACTTCTTTTGAATCCATATTAAAGTAACTAACAGAAATAACGCTATGTCTAGTCTTTAAACTACTTCCTGAATAAGTAAAGCCTGCTTCTCCTACATTAGCTAAATTAAATAAATAACTTGCTGTAGTTGGTTTATCTTGAGCTAGAGTTATGCCTCCAGCAGACCATATAGGCATACATCTCATCACACCAGCTAAATCATTTATGGCTGCAAATGCTTCTTTAGGGCTTTGAATATTTACATTACAACTAAACCTAGCTTCTTTTGCACCAGATCCCGTTCCATCGTCTACTTCTTCATTTGCATATTTACTGGCAGCAACAAAACTAAATAAATCTATGTTGCTATCAACTATATGATTTCCCAGACCATACCTTGTGTTTGTGATAAGGTCCAGTAAGCACATTGAAGGACAATTTGTATAGGTTGCTGCTCCCATTACTCCGTTAAAAATGTAGCCAGATGGATACCGTATTCTTCCTGTAGCAGGGTCAACATCTGGAGTACCAGTTCCAGATGCTCCTGCTCCTGGTATTCGTACCTTCACTCCCCTAATACGATATTTTCTTGTGGGTATACGATTAAATTGCTTACTATCTAAACGAAGAGCAGTATAAGCACTATTAGCGTAAGTAGAGCTATTATCAATAACTTCTTGAAGGCTTGTAAATTGAAATTCATTAATTCTTGCAGAAGTTGTGCTATCTGCTGTTACACGAACTACTCTTACATCTACTGTGGTAAATCCGCTAGTTAAATCTATTCTGTGATCTCTTTGATAAGCGTCAGCAGTTCTACCACTAACAGAAGAACTTATTTTATCTACATAGCCACCAGAATCCTGTTGAATTTGAATCTTATATTCAACTGTATCTCCTTTTAAATCTCCATTATCTTTTGCTACTTGGATTTGAGGCCAAGTTAAAGTAACAATAACAGCATCCACATCTGTATTTGTTATCTGTCTAGTTACTGGGGTAGAAGCAGTTACAATAACTCCAACACCAGTAGGTGATCTGCTTTCAGCAGGAATACCACTCATGGCGGTTTGGTTTGATGTTCCAAATTTAGACTTAAAAGTTACGTCTTTAAAATTAAATTTAGTATCGGCAGGGTTGGTATTAGAAGCAGTTTCATCCAATATTGGAGTGTCATCAAGAAAAACATCTTTTAAGCTTGCATTATCATAAGCAGTTGTTCCTTTTGTAAGTCCTGCTTTTGATGCAGTAGCAAATCCTTCTATTTCTCCTTCAGATATTAGATCTTGAACAGTAGCAAAACTTCTGCTGTGTAAAGTATCAGGAGCACGATATGGAGGTGGGGGTTGTCTATTGCGATTTCCACCGCCACCACCAGCACCTTGAATAATTTTAGATTCTTCTGTCATACTGTCACCTGATTAGTGTCTATAGCAGCAGAGATTACCACTGAACCAGTAATAATTTCTCCATATACTATTGGTACAGGTGTGCCAGCCCTTGATGTATTTTGAACTCCACTAAAATTAAATGATAATTGTGGATCTTCTTCTGAACTAAACTTTTGTGATTCGGGTAATGGAAAAAGCATATCACTTACACCCGATAATACGAGAGCAATACCTATACTACCCGAAGCTACAGCAAGAGCCCCTCCTTTTGCAAAAAAACCAGCCCCAGCTATAGGTGCAAAACCACCTGTTGCAATAGCAATTCCAATTAAAACTGTACCTAATAAAACTTTTTTAACTCCTCCAGCACCACTAATAACAGGAATAAAATGTATATCTTGTTTACCTACAGGATGATGAATTTCTTCCTTGCCAATATCATAATCACCTACTTTTACTTGATAATATTTAGGATTCATGTAACTTTCTATTTCTGGAAAATTATGTATTAAAAAACTTATAGCTTTGCCTACTGTTTCAGCTTTTACCTCGAACTCTTTATGCCCAACAAACTTTGCTAACTCTCCATACAATTTTACTTTACGAAGCATAGCGATACCTCTTTCCTGTACATTTTAACAGCCATTCAGAGTAAGGCTCTCTACAAGATAGTCTATCGGTTAAATGATGAATAACATCACCTTCAAAAAATAATGCTACATGATTTAAAGTTGGGTGCAGAATACTCATAAGCAATACATCTCCATTTTCTAGTTTTTCATCAGGTCTAAGTTCTCTAAAATTAGTTCGCCAAGCACAGTCCTCAAATAGAGGTTTATTATTAAATTCTTCTAATGTAGTTGGTCTTTCCCAATCTCTAAGTTCTATATTTTTTTCTTCTTTATACCAATCTCTAATTAAACTCCAGCAGTCTGTTATTCCCCATACCCATTGCCGACCCAATAAAGGTGGTTTATATCCGCATGGCTCTAAATAAGCCCATTGTTCTGTCTTTGGATTAACTATATACCAAGGTAAATTACTATCCTCACAACTAATTTTGTCTGCTTGGCTAGGTGTAGGAGGTGTTATAGGGTGACTATGGACAACACCAACAATTTCTCCTGTATTGTCTGCCTTTACATAATCTTCTGGATCAATAATAAAACATTGATGTTCTGTCATCGAAAGATTGCGACAAGGATAATATCTCTCCTTACCTTTTACATTTAACAACAAACCACAAGATTCTTTAGGATCTTCTCGTTGAGCATGAAGTAGTGCTTTATATTTCCAAGTCATGCTACAAACGTGCCAATAGCAGGGAAAATAGAGCGAGTAGCTTGACGACCTGGAATACGAATCCCAGCTAAATCTGTCGGTGCAGCAAGTTCAAATTCAACAACTTCTCTAGTTTCTGTTGCTTTACGATCTATAGAATAAATTTCTTGGGGAAACTCTGCTGTATTATCTGCTGTTGCATTAGTACCATCTGCAAAATTAACAGCATCAATAAATTTAGCTAATGTTCTTATTCTTGTTACTGTAGCTCCTGTTAAATCATTACCAGTTGTTGTTTGATTTACGTCTAGAAGAATAGATGAAATTAATCCTGTAGCGTTACTTATAATTATTCTTGGCCTTGGCAACTGGCCTTTTTGAAAAGCAAAACCTGTAGCCTGTATAGGAAATCTAAGATAAGAATTACCAGCCCATACTATCTCTCCATTTGCATTGAGATTACTGCCAGCATGAAATCTATAAATTGTATTTGCACCATGTAATGTTGTAGACAACTGAAGAGTAAATAATTCAATAATTGCCGATGGATTAATGTCTTGTAGACTGCTAAATACTTTGGAATTTACTGTCATTACGATGCTGGTTCAAATACTTCTCTAAAAGTAGCTTGAATTGTAGCTCTATTATTATATGGTATTGATTTACTCCAGTTTTCACAAACAAATTCAGAAGATGAACTTTCTCCAGGAGGAGTAAAAGTAAAGCTATCACTGTCATTTGCTCTAGCGTCAAGGAAAGTTTCTATTTCGTCTGATTCTGTTTCTGAAACATTAAACGTAAGTTGAAAAATTTTTGGATTCTGATGTTGGGCAAGACCAAATAAAAGTCTATGTTCATACCCATCTGCAAAACGAACAGTTCTAGTCTTTGGTGCGGATCTTTTCTGTTGACCGTAAGTAGGTTTTATTGAGGGAAATGTAGCCATTATGCAAGTATTCCTCCAGGTCGTTTCTGTTGTATTATCTCAGATTGTACCGCAGCCGAAATAAGACGGCCAAGTTCTCTTCCTTGCTCTTCATCTCCCTCAACAGAAGATTCAGAAGCATCTACGTTTACTACTATATTAGTTGAACCACCTATATCAGAATTAGGAACTATACGACCACTTGTATTTGGTACAAACATTTCTGGACCACGCTCTCCAACCATATAACTTTTACCAGTACTAACAGGACCACCATTTGCTCTGAAAAACTTTCCAATTCCAGGAAGTCCACCAAGAAAAGCATCTACACCATAACTAATAAGAGATCTTTGAATCTGACTAAATACACTACGAGCAACATCTCCCAATGTTTTTGTACCATTTATCGCACCCTCGATTGCATCAACCAGACCAGTTTCTACTGTTGAAGCAATACTTGAATAAAGTTCATTCAACTTCTGCAATTCATCTCTTGTTTTTATAAGATTTTCAAGTTGTTCTATTTGTTCTTCTGTTAAATCTTCTACTGCAATTTTCATTCGTTTTGCCGTTTCAAGTTTTAACTTTTCAATTTCTGCTCCTTGTTGACCCAGTAAAAGTTGATTCTGCAAGAACATATTTTGATCTTCTATACTCTTTGTTGCAGATTCAAACTGTTGATCTCGGAACTTGCCAAGTTCAATTTCTTTTCCTCTTTTCGCTAATATTTCTTCTAATGCAGCAATTTCCGCTTTTAAATTATTTATTCTATTTTGTCTTTGTTTAGCTCCTGCTCTTCCAAGTCCACTAGCTGATGTTCCCTCTAATGTTGCAAGTTCACTTCTCATGTTTGCGAGTTCTGTATCTCCTGTCAGATTTGCTAATCGTGTAGTTTCTGCTCTACTTGCACCTGTAGCATCTACAAAAAACTTCATAAATGGAGCTAAAGCTGCTTGTATTTTTGTCATTCCTAGTTTAAATTGATTTCCAGCTAGACGAGTAGCCTCTGCAAATTCCGTTAGATTTTTTACTCCTTCTTCTCCTATAGCCTGATTCATTTGCTCAGTAACCATATTTAAAGCAACATGAGCACCATGCGTTTTTTCTATCAATAAAAGTCTTTTTTCTTCTACAGAACCAGCTAAACCTAAAGCACCAGTAATAGCTTCAACATTTGGATTAAGGTTACTAAATGCTTTGCCAAGCTCTGTCATGTTTTGAGCAAGAGTAGTTATCTGCTGAAGAACAGCAGTAGCAACAAGACCTCCTGCAAAGCCTCCCATTTTGCCACCAACCAATGTC